CGCCGCCGCGGTGAATGCGGCGATGGCAAGATTCCCAACCAGCTTTTCGCTTACCCCAAGGGTGTCGAGGAAATTCTTGAAGCCGCGCTCGTCAACTTTGAAGCCGAGCCCGATCAGGAACTCTTTCAGGACTTCAGCATCTGACGTCGCCATGTCACTTTGCCTTCTCTACCGCCTCCCGGAACCGGCGACGATTTTCATCTCTGACCGCAATGGCATCATTCATCGTGGCGATGTCATCAAGATCGAGCGTGCCATCGATCAAGCTCTCGTATTTGCACATGCCCTCGAGAACAGGTGCGAGCAGGAAATCCTCACCATCCGGCAAACTCACCGGTTCGAAGCCGATGATGCCCCCACGCTCTATGCCGAGGGGGCGCCGGCAAAAAAATTGAGTACATTCTCCTGGATGACCAGCCAGACGATCTGCAGCGTTTCGGGCCAGGTCAAATCCTGGAACATCATGACGCCGTTCGGTGCTGTCATCCGGGCCCAGCCGGTGCCACCCTGCATCTGTCGCTCGACCACCGACATGGCTTTGTCGATGACGTAATCGACGTCATCATCACTCATCGACTTGAATGCGTTGGCCGCCGATCCGAAGTGCTCGATCATGGCCTCGGCTTGAACTTTCTCTCCCGCCTGAAAGCGCCGGATCAGTGCAAGCACCATCGGGGCGCTGTCGGCAAAAACAGGGGCGATCCGGCGAACGATGTGGAGCTGAGCTTTCGCGTTCAACCTACCGATCCGATAGGTATGCGCTCCAACCACTTTTTCAGATGTCATCCCGGCTGTTTCCTATCAGATATTCACATCAGGCACGCCGGCGCCCAGGATGATGTTGCACTCGCCGCAGTCAAAGACCCAGGCCTGTAGCCGCGGGTTCTTATTGAACTGGATCTCCGGCTGGCGCTTGAAGGCGCATTGATAGCCTGACGCGACATCGCCGCGGGCAGTGTCAACCACCAGGATCGTGTTGAGCCCATGCACGGCGGAACTCAGCGTCTGCAGATCGTAAAGCGCCTGCAGGGCCGCATTCTGCGAGCTGGTCTTCAGCAGATTGACAGTGATGGTGCCGGAACGGTTGGCATTGAGGTTGTGCATCGCCGACCCGTCGGCGCCGATGACCATCTGGTTGCGGTCTTCGGTCGGGGTAACGACGATGCCTTCCTCGGCGGCACCGGAGCCGGCGCCAAGGATAAGCGTGCCACCGGGGCCGGTAAGCGTGGCGGTGACGTCTTGAAAGCTATAGGCGGGCATGGGTTGTCACCTTATCGATTGACGTTGACGATGACGTCGACGGTATGGACGGCGCCGGCGAGCTTGGCAGCAACCTGGAACGGAACGGATTTCCGAGCTTCCCGGTCGGCTTGAGACTGGCTGCTGATCGGAGGCGCGTAGACATAGAAGCCCTTCCGCAGGAAGTCGCCCTGTTTCAGCTGCCCGAATCCGGCGCTGTTCCACTGACCAGGTGCCAGAAGACCATTGTTGACGGCGGCATACAGGGCCGCTTCGATGACCGTCGCGATCTGATTGTTGCCGACATCGGTCTGCGGGATCTTCGTCGTGCTGGTGTACAGCAGGTTATAGACGACGTTCTGAATTTCACCTGCCAGCCAATCCAGACCGATGATGGTGTCGGTGTAATCGCCGCTGGACGACTTGCCGTACTGAATGATCGCGGTGCTGTTCTGGTAAGTGACGAAGACGTTGCAGTTTTTGCCGTTGATCGAATCGGCCTGGTTGGAATTGATGGTCTCCGGAACGATACCGGGCTCCTGCTTATACATCAGCGTGATCGTGCTGTTGTTGGCATCCCAATTCGTGGTGAGGATGCGCGCGAGATAGGAGCAGACCGAATAAGGGTTCGTGCTGCTGTATTGGACGCAGGTTTTCGAATAGTTACCTGCGGACAGCAGCGAGGCGATATCGTTGGTTGTTGCCGCAATGGTGACGCCGGCCGACATGGTCGAGACACCATAATAATGTGCCGGATTGGCGGCCTCGATATAGGCGGCAACGGCGAGATGATCAGCATCGGCGGCGCCGAGGATGGTCAGCGCATACCATTTCGAATTGAACTGCAGGTCGAACAGGCTGACCGCTGCCACGGCGGTTTCCGCTGCGATGCCGGGAACCGTATAGGCACCGCTCGGCGTGTCAGCCGCGGAGCATTGCAGCAGCTCGATGATGTTGGTGCCGGAGGCCGGCGCCGCCAGGAAGTCAACCGCTGATGCAGCACCAGTTGTCAGGCTGGTGATGATGAAACGATCATAGGTGCCATCCCAGACGCACGAGGCACCCTTCGACGCCAAGGCAGTCGAAATCAGCGATGCGACACCGTTGAGGTTGGAGGCACCGCTGAAATTGAGACCGGTGACCTGGACCGCCGAGGCACCATCCACCTTGATGGCAAAGGCGCCGGCGGTGATCGCCGTGAAATTCGTGATGAGCTGCTGCGTCGGGGTCAGCGATCCGCCTCTCAGCTGACCGGAGGTCGCTGTCTTGGCCCACTGACCGATGAAGAGCTTGTTGGGCTGCGGATTCTGCTCGAACCACAGCACGGCGGCGAGGTATTCCGGCGCCGAGGTGCCGAAGTCATTGGCGACCTCGCCGATCGTCGCATAATCACGCATGCGCTCGATGGTATCGATGACACCGGAAGACCCGAGGATCAACAGGGTGTTGAAGTCGGAACCCTGCGCCGCTTGCGGCGAGAGATCGACTTGCACGTCAACAAGACGGGAAACCGGGAGTCCGGTATTGGCCATGGCGGTCATTCCTGTGAAACATCGAGGGGTTTAACGTAAAGACGGTCGCCTTCTTCGCCTTCCAACTCGCCTACAAAGGATGCGAGGTTGAAGATCGGATAGGCGCGGACGATTTGGCGTGACAGCGTGATCGTGATATCGCAGCGATCAATCCATTGGTTGTTGACGGCCTCCGCTACCCGGGTCGGCCCCTTGGCATCGGTGAAGCCGATATTGGCGAGCTGCAGTGCTTCGCGGTTTTGCGCGACATAGAGACCGTCGCGCAGCTGGCAACCGAGATCGTTGCAGTCCGGTCCGTAGAATGAAGCTCTGACGACAAGACGCTCATGACGCAGCAGGACGTCACGACCATCGGGTTGATGCAGGATCGCGGCGTTGTCATCTGGATCATTATCGGTGACGCCGATCCCACACCAGTTCGTGCTTGCCTGCGGCTGATTGGCCGGCATCGGCTGCCAGCGCGGTCGCACCAAGGTCAGATCGAGGCCTGTGATCGTCGCCACCATGACCTGAAGCAGTTTGTTCAGGGCGGGACCGGTAAGTGGAACCGGTGCCGGCAGCTCGCTGAGATAGCCGCCGGTGGCGCTTGTGTTCGGGTTCGTCATGCGCCTGGCGCCTGTTCGACAACTGGTTCCGGACCCTGAAGGTCGAATAGCTCACATTGAGCGGTGACGAAGCCGACGCCATAATTGCTGAAGTTGGCGACATTGAGGACCGAATATTCCGCACCCTGGAAGACGACGTGATCGGCTTTCCGGGTTGGTGTTCCCTCCAGCAGGAGGAACGGGGTATGGACGGTAATGAGCCCGTAGACACGCTGACCATCGGCCAGCATGCGGAGATCGGCACCTTTCCCGCCGGTGACCACTGCGGAGACGCAGGAGAACGACGTCACAATCGGAACCGACAGGCCGTCGGTTGTGACGTTTTCCGTGTACCGCTTGACGACGATTTCATCGGTGAGCTCCGGATCGTCGAAAACCTCGGAGACATCGAGCAGCGGCATTTTATCGTTTCCGGATCACGTAATTGATCGAGTTCCTCAACTGACCGGTATCGATCAGCGGTTTGTCCCCGGTGCGGCCGCGCCGGCGGCGGCTCTCCAGGGTCCGCTCCGAGAGCGGCGCAAAGGAGCCGTCATTGATCTCCCGCCGGATAGAGCTTTGGGCGACTAAGCCGGCGGCGCTCAGCTGCTTGTCGACGTCATCATCAGATCCCTCAACCGCTGCTTTGGCGGCGTTGCCGAG